TATCAGTAGTTTGCTCTGTTGCTTTTTGCACAGCAATAGTTTCTACGATTGCCGCAACATCTGGATATTGTTTAGCCCACTGCTCAATTTCAATATCTGTTTTAGGAAGTTTAAATTCTTTTTTAGTAGCTAAAGAAAGTTGTTCTTTTAATTTAAGGATTTCATTTTTGTATTCATCTGTTTGTTTTTGTTGGTGCCTACGTAAATCTGAATACCTTTGTTTAAATGTTTTTTCTTCTGCATTTAGCTCTGCGTCATCATCCTGTTGCGTTTCTGTTTGCTCATTATTTTTGCTTTGTTGTTCTTCTAATAGTTTTTCTATCTCGTCTTCTTCTTTTTTAATTCTGTCTTGACTTTCATATGGGCGAGCCATAAACGCAACTTTTTTAACGGGCGTAATTGTATCTTCTGTAACATTTGACATATTTTAATAGTCCTTTGTTGGGGCCACGGTAGCCTTACGGGGCACGGGTAGCCAACTCACATGGTTTATTTTTTAGAAGCTAAACCACGCTTCTTTACGGAGGTTTTTTTCTTACTTGGCTTAGTAACAAAAGCACCTACGTTTGCTGTTTTTAATACTGATTGCGGTATTCTATTTGCATTTTTATAAGTCGTTAACACATGATTCCATCTTGGCATTTTAGACCAAACAGAAAAAGGTTCGCCTTCACCCGGAGCAGGAAAAGCGTTTCCACCTGAGCTAATCCAGTAAACTAATTTTGTAACATCGGTAGCGTCTTGAGCAGTTTCAATTTTTTTGTTAGGATCAATTGTGCGATTTATATATTTTTGTGATCGATTTTTTATGTAGTTATCGCTTTCTTCACCTTTTCTCATTACGAGATTTAGAAAAGGTGTTAAAGATTCAAATTGATTAGGTAACTCTCCGCCGCCGGTTTGCATATCGTCAAGAACATTATACTCTTTGGCTAACATTTTTTTATACGCATCACCAATAGTAATATCAGGACCGTACTTTTGTTTAAATTCTTCTGCTGTAAAGCCCGGTAAGGGACGGCCTTGTGTACCGAAATATTCAGGATTTGTTTTAAGATTAATAGGTTTAATTATTGATAATCTTTGGCCAAACAAATCGTCTAATTCTTTAGTTAAATCATCAGGCAACAAAGGAACAGTTCCCGGCGTAACACGAGAGCGCATACTATAGTCATCTAAAGTGCGGTCAAAATCTTCACCATCTACATATTTACGTAAAATGTATACAAGAGACGGATCCATTAGCGAATTTGTTTGGCTACTTCTTGCGGTTAATTTAGGTGAATATTTTTGTGAATAAGTGATACCTGTATTTTTATATGGTGCTGTACTTGGATCTAGAAGACTTTGTTCTGCTGGTGGTTCAGATTCTACAGACGTATCTTTTGGATTACTGGCGGTATTAATACCTTTTTCTGAAAGAGATTTATCAATAAGAGAAGTGCGTCTACTAGCAAGGGATCTATCAACTAGACCACCGGGTGCATATTTTCTTTTAATAAAACCTCCTGTTTTATAATCATAAGAATAATCCTGATTACCGAGACTTTGATCATAATCTGGGAAGTCGAAATCATTCATATAATCTGGGAAGCTGAAATCTATAGTAGGAATGTCAGCAATATCATCCGTCGTATCGCTAGAGATGGGGGGATTATCGTCAGAAAAAATTTGATCATCAACAACAACTCCCCTTTGCTCTTTGGGAGAAGGAATGTCTGCGGCATAGGTAGGTGTTTCTTTACTGTACTCAGGTGGTTGTTCTTTAGAAAATTTATCATCATTACGGAAGTCAGCATATCGTTCTCCCGTTTCTGGATCTACACGATAAGTCTCTTTTTTACCCCTAAATAATTCATCTGCTACTCTTCCTATCAGTCCTTGGCCACTAACTGCTTGAATTAGAGCCCCAGCCATAGACGTAGGAGGTATAACAGGCCCAAACATATCTGCTAAATGGCTAAAACCACCTCCTTGTCCTGGTACTCCCTTTACCATCATATCAAAAGCAGTTTTAGCTCGTTCTCCAGCAGATTTACCAGCAAAATATTCGTCCCATTGTTCTTGTGTTAAATCGCCACCTTCACTTGGCGGTGCGTAATTAAAAGCTTCAATTTTGTTATCGTCTGGCCCACTAGGACGATCTAATTCTGTTGCACCTAAAGTACTTATGTCTCCTTTAAAAGGATCGGCAAAAGAAGAAGAAGGAGAAGAATCTGCTGGTGCATATCCAGAAGGAATCTGAGTAGTAGGATTATTGTTGGCATCTACAGTTATAAAAAGGTCAGATCTTTTAGCATCCGTTGTATCAACATACCTTTTTACGGTACCTGTTGGGTATGATATTCCTCTATTTTTTAGCGATATGTCTACTAACCCGCCGTCGTACATAGCAGGTTTATCTCCAACACGCGCAAGATAGCTATCTAATGTATTTGTTTGTGGTGCCTGTTTGGTAGGAACATACGCACCTACTTGTGCAGAAAGTTTTTCATCTTCATCATTATCTTCTTTATAAATTTCTAAATCATCTTTTGAAAAAGGTACATCCGTGTCTTCGTTCTGACTAAACAATGTATCTGTAGGATTTGTAGTGGACTCACTATTGCCCATTTGCCCGATATTTTCCATTCGAGCTAAACCTGTTTTAGCTTTATCTCTTAGTTGCATAAAAAAATCTAAACCAAAATACCGCACCACATCAGCGGGAACTACGTATTCACCAGGACTTAATTTTGCATCTACGTCATCTCTTACCTCTTCTTGCAATGATCCAACTGGAACAGCATTACCTGATACAGGATCTTGTGTTCCACCTTGATCCATCATTCCACCATCTTCAAACATAGACATTTGATTTTGCATAGTAGTCCCACCTGTATTAAAGTTGTATCCACCTTCAGCAAAACTTTTTTGATCACCTGTGTTGTCAAGATCCATATTCATTTTCTTAGGGTTATGTAACAACATATCGTATTTCCTTAACTCTTCATGGTCATCTGCTGATGTCCATTTAATTTTACTGCCAATTGCTTTTTTAATAGCAGCATCTTCTGACAATTCTTTTCCGTCCCATATACTAGGAATTAAAGTAGGTTTTCCTTTGTTTAATTTAGGATGCTCCACTTGCAAAGTATATACAGTTTTGTTACCCTTATTTTTACCAAATTTTAAATTTTCGTAATGGTGTTCCGTAATAGGATCAATTCCCTTGCTTTTACTTATCGCCATTTACGTATTCCCTTAAACCCATTAATTTTTGATACGCTTGAATAGAACCTTGTGCTTTATGCATTGTAGCTAGATCAGTTGCTTGTTCTAATGTACGTCTTTGCATTTCTATTTCTAAACATAAGTAATTACTGAAGTGTTGCCATTGGCGGTTGTTGTTGACCAGTGTCTTCAGCTTGAGGAGGAGTACCCCCTGGTGTTCCAGTAAACCCTTGCTCCCCCGGTGTTGGTGCTTGTCCTGTTCCAATTGTTCCTCCTCCTGTTCCAGCAGTATCCATGGGATCAAGTCCTGGAGGTACGTTTTGTCCAGGAGCCTGTTGTTGTTGTTGTTGCGGTTGCTGGAAGCCTTTTAAAAGTTCTGCCTGTATAGCTGCCTCATCCATATTATTAGTAACTTTATCAGGATCAAGATCTAGACTTCTAGCAATTTCTCTAATAATATACTGGAACTTTGCAAAAGGTGCAAGTGCTGGATTGCTAGCAACACCAAGAAATTGCATTAATCTTTGACTACGTACTTCATTAGCCATAAGACTTTCAGTACCACGTGCTTTAACTTCTAAATCCCCTTTAACTTCAGGATCAAAATTAAACTGCATGTTAAATTGAAATAAACCTTCGCCTAATGGGCGTAACAAATAATCGTCTACATTTTTAATAACAGTCTTAACACCACCAGCCGCAGCACCCATTAACATAGAAATACCAGACGCTGTTCTACCTACACCCGTAATACCTGTTTGACCGTATGCAAATGAAGGTAGTCCTGTGCTTTCGTCAGCAAGTTGTCGAGCTTTATCAAACATCTGCATGTTTTCATTCGCTACGTTTGGATACTTAGTCCCAAAGATAGCCTGACCTGGAGCACCTCCTTGCCGTCTAAAAATTTTACCAGGATACACACTAAGATCCTGTCCCGGCACCAGATTAGTTTCATCAACTTCAATAAGTAAGTTACCTGACAATACAGCATTATCAACAGCCATACGCATGAAACCATTCATAAGAGTTTGTGTATCGTCCATATTTTCAGCAATACCAATGCCAAAGAAGCTATATGGATTTAATTCATACGGCGCTGCTACATAAGGAATGCGCTGTGGCTTAAAAGGATTTAAAACTACTCTAATTAAGTTATCATTACAAACCCAAATGTTTGCGTTAATTTCGTCTGTGTCTGCATACGAGACAGGTAAGTCTAGCCCAAAATCTTCTAGTAATTCTCGATCAACGATTCCCCAATACTCTAGTACTTCAAAGCGTTCCACATTTTGTTCATGTGCGTAATCTTCTAAATCATACTCCCAGTATTTTTTGATGTAACTTTCGCCTAAAGTAATTACGGATTCAATAACTTGTTCTCTAAAGAATGGACGTTTTTTTAACTGACGTAATTGCGTCCTTGACATTTTATGCCGCTCTATAGTATAACGAGCTTCATCCATACTATTAGCGTCAGGATCGGGATAAAAATTCCACACTGACACGTGATTTACTTGAGGAACAACTTTAAATACAGGAGAATACGTACCATCATCATCCCAGTTAGGATATTCTTTATCAACAGCAAAAGGGCCTTTCATAATGCCAGTACCAAATAAAGCCATTTCAAAAGCCGTGTTACGTAAGTGTTTAGTAGCGCCGGACTCTTCTAACTGGTCATGGATTAACTTTTCCATTTTCTTTGCTGCAAGCATAGCAGGACTAATAGTAATAGCTGTTGGAGAAGTTCCTGGCCCCTCTTTAACATTTTCTAAACCAGCAAATTTTTTAGCGGCAGCACCTAACTTTTCAATTAAAGATTCTTGGGTAGCACCCGGTGGTAGGTCATTGCCATCTCCCGGATATCCATAGGGACTTACTTCTTTAACTTGCCGTAACTGATCGGTTTCTGCAAAATCAACATGAGCATCAGCTACCACACCGTCGGGTAATTCGGTCGGATCAATACTAATAGGAAAGCGGTTAGCAGCCAACAAAACTTCAACAACCTGACCATAAGCAGCTAATGTTTTTGTTTTAGTTACTTTAATAAATACTCGTGATTTTTCTGCCTCAGTAAACTGCACTTCAGGTCCATAGATACCCCTGTAGTTTCTGTACGCCTGAAGCCATCTTTGTTCATCATTGTATCTGTAATCTTCTGATTTAGTAAATTTATCGTTAACAAACGCAATAATTTGTCTTGACGAATAATCTTCGTTTACAATTTCTTTTTCGTCGTCTAGATAAATTGAATCTGGATCAAGATCTGTATCATTAGCCATTTATTATTCCTTAGTAACCAAAAACTTTATCAGCAATAGCAATCCCACGTGTGTGCCTGTGAGCGTTAGGATCATAATCAAAAATACTAAAGCGTGGTCTTGACATTATACCATATCTTAAAGCATCATACAAGTGATCTTCTGATTTAGTATTAATGTCTTCTGGATTCTTTTTGTCTAGTGGTAATGCAGGTAACTGCGATATTAAATCTAAACAAGTATTAAAAAATACAAGTCGAGGCTGCTCCGTAAATTCATCTACTTGTAAACGACGATGAATCTCGTTTTTACCGGCAACACGACTTCCTTTACTCCTATCAGACTGACGCCAACGACATCCGCGTGATATCATTTGTTCTGCAAGCGACGGGCCTGTATCACCACGTTTATGCCACAGAGAACTGTCTAGTACCCCGTACTTAATGTTTCCATCGTCCTTCTCTAAGTCTAAAATTTTATCTGCTAGATCGGTAGCTAATACTTTAGAAACATAAAGTTCGCGGTAAACAATTAATTGTTCATCTGGACTTACAGCAAACCATAAAACACCACTATATGATCCGTACCCGTAGTCGCAAGCTCTAAATTTAACCCAGTTATTTGGAATAGTAAAGGGCTCAATTACATGTATAAATCTATTAAACTCTGTAAAAGCCGCGCCTTCTTTAATATCCCAATCGCCATCTAATAGCTGTTTTCTTTGCTGTTCCGGCAAAGACAGAAGCATCGCTTCGTAGTCACCGGTTTCAGATAGATAAGGATTATCTTTTAATCTAGCGGGTATAAACCGTCGTTTAAATAGTGCTTTTCCTTCTTTAGCGTGTCCAGCCGGATATTTAAGTACCTCTCCCGTTTCAATATCTGTTGCTTTAAATGCAATATTATAAGGAGAAGGATCGATAAACATTTTTTTAACCCAAGAATGGCCGGGGCCACCGGGGTTAGTTGTTGCCCGCATGTACACAGGCAAATCAAGGGCAGTGGATCGAAGACGACTTCGCATGTAATTCCAGGCGTATGGAGTCGCCCACTGCGTAAGTTCATCAAAACCTATCCAGCTAAACGCTAGACCCTGATAACGCAAGACATCTTCGTCTCTATCCAAATAAGACATCCATAGTCTTGCGCCAGAAGGAGCGGTCCACTGCATTTTTCTTTCAGACCACTTAATACCCGGTATTACTTTTGGGTACAGCTCTTGAGATTTAAAAATTAACTCTCTAAGTTCTTCAGTTGTATGTCGCAACAACAAACCACTAAAGGAAGGATGCTGCATAAAGTTTAATGGATCAGCTAGCATCGCATAACTTTTACCACCACCAGCACTTCCGCCATATAAAACTTCGCGTTCAGACGCAGCAAGAAATTGTTCTTGGGGTCCAGGATTGGGTGAAAAAATTACATTGTGTTGATGCTTTAATTCTTCTACAGTTGCTTCATACTTCTGTGTTTGTACTTGTTTGTTTGGCTCCGACTCTTTGGGTTTCAAGCTTTTCCGCCGTGGCGAGCGCCGTTTCGGCATAAGTTGCCCACTTGCGAAGGCTTCTAGCTGTGTTTTTACGTTGTTTTTCATGCTTAATGCGTTTTTGTAGTCCTAAATGTGATATGTAACGCCCCGAATTTTTGGAAAGCCATGCGGCAACTTCTCGGAGCGAGTACTGTTTAAGATAGACTTTAGCTTTTTCAAGCAGATCCAACTCAATTTTAACCGGTAGTAAAATGTCTGGTTCATTTTCTTCAATGGTATACCCAAATGGAATTGTTCTAGCAATACGTGGTACAGGAACCCACTCATCTTCTTCTTTCACATCAGTTGGTTGTGGTAATTTCCATTTACCTAAACTTTTATTAGTCGTCATCTTCTACAACAGGGTCTTTAGGAGGCAGTAAAATAACACCCCCGGATGCTTGTACTTGCATTTTTTCAGTTTTAACAATACCAATACGATCTAGTACCTCACGAGCAGCAGATAATTTATCACGAATTCCTAGTTCAGTCGGATCAACAAGGGCAGAACCAAATGCAACTGCTGCTTTAGGGGCAAGCCGTGCCATATACTTATGCGTTGCTTCTAAAATTTCTTCTTTTAAAGCATTAGTGATAACGGAAGTAGATGTAGTATCCGAATAACCCGCCAGTTTTTTAGCGACAAAAGGATCTCCGTTTGCCTCTTCAAAAAGAACACTTAAAAATTTTTCTTGGTTTTCGGTTAGTACTCTTGCCATTATCCTTCTCTCATCATGTTTGCGAGTTCATACGCTCTACTTTTAACTTGCGATGCCCACACACTATTTAACATTTCATCTGCGGCAGCATCAAAATCTTTTTCGTGAATTTCTGCCCACATACGATAAAATTTACACAATCTAGGGACGCCTAAATTAAATGCCATATTTAATAAAACAATTTGCCGTGTTTCACTTAAATCGGAAACACAAGAATGAGCAGGATATAATTCTCTTTCAATAATATCGATATCGTTCCCCAATAAATATCTAGCTCCACTCTCAGAAATTCCTTCTTCGTAGACTTGGGAAAGATAATTATAACCTAAAAATTGAAGTTCGTCAATAGA